TACTATTTAATAGTGTACGAGGGAATCATCCTAAAATTTTAAAGGCGTTTCTTGGTAAGAAGATTTGTTTAGAAACTCTAGTAATTTTTGAGTATCTTGTAAAATTTTGTAAAACGTATGATGAGGAAATAAGAGAACGAATTATTTGGCCTGAGGTCAGTAGATTAGTTCAGAATTATAAACCATTTGTTAAAATAGATAGAAGGTTATTCAAAGGAATAACATTATCTATGTTAGAGGAACACAGTAATGGCTGACAGTTATGTAGAAGAAGCTAAACGAAAGATTGCACACCTTTCTTATAAATTAGAACAATCAGAGGAAAAGGTCCGTAGATTGGAGTATGATAATGCGGAATTGCAGAGATGGGTAAACGATACTTGTGTACCTAGATTGCAAGAGTTGAGTGATGAAATGGTTAATAAGTATAACCAAAAACGCTATCGAGAAAAGAACTGGAACGAATTACGAAGATAAGGAATAGAATAAAAAGGCACCCGACTGTGGGCACACGGTTGGGGGAGGAAGTTGACATAAGAATCTCCCTGGCAAGCGGAGATAATGTTGTGTGTCAGAGGTGGTACTCAGGCGCCTAGGGGAAACCTGATGGGCGTCACATCGGTCGACAGACCGGGACATAGTTCCGATGAAACTATCAGAACGGTAGTTTGCTGGTATCGGTTGAAGGTGAACCCAAGTCCTTCCTTCCTCCTGCCCCTTTTCATTATGAATAAACACATAAAAAATTTAGGAAAATCAGGTATGGTATATCGTAGAGGAAAAGAAATTACTTTATATAATGTTGATAGTGGAGATAAAATACCGGTTACAGTTATTATGCATGATAGTAAACAGGGTTTCCTTGCAGAGGATAAAGAAACTGGTGATTGGATTTGGTATAGAGAGCCAGAGAATAAAGAATGGGGTTGGGAAGGTCCTTATTATAAGGTAGCAACATGAAATATGAGATAAAAAAGAATAAAGGTAGTAGGGACTTTCCTTATCGTCTTAGCATAGGATCAAGTAAATGGGGATTGAAACGCCATCATATGAATCCTCAGTATTATTTTGCTGTGCCTACAAATGTTACTAGTAAAGGGATGAGTGTAAAGAAGTCACCTTTTATGGGTATATGGTTCTATCAAGTTGATGGGGTGTGGTCCTACACAAAAACTCCTTCAGTGTGGGTAGGACAGTGAGTTATATAGAATATCTCAATCCAAACATCCGGCCAAATAAAGTGGCGAATGTTAAACCTAAAAGAACAGAATTTGAAAAAGAACAACTACAATATTTTGATGTGATAGATTTTAAAGAGGATAAGTCTGATGCCCAAGTATTGGATAGTAAAAAATTTAGAGTTGATTAAGAAGGTATATGTAGTCGATGCATATAATAAACCTTCTGCCGAATATGCAGAGGCTCTGCATAAGCTAGCACCACATTCGGTAGAAGTATTGAAAGAAGTTGGTTACGAAATAGAATCTATAAATGAATATGAGTATAATGAGGACTGGACGCCGCAAGAACAATACAGCTATCGCAAACGATGGCAAAAAGATTGGGTAGGGTTTAAGGGATTAGATCCAGACATAGGACCTGATCAATTAAAAGATCAGCCCCTTTAGCTCAGATTGGTAGAGCAGCTCACTTGTAATGAGCAGGTCATCTGTTCGATTCAGATAAGGGGCTCCAAAATTAAGGAACTATAATGAGAAAATTTGAATATGTATGGTTAGATGGTTATAAACCAGAACAATCTTTACGAAGTAAAGTAAAAGTTAATGATTATGCAGGTGTATGGTCATTTGATGGTTCATCTACACAACAGGCTACAGGTGATAAGTCTGATTGTATATTAAATCCAGTATCAGAGTATCGTACTATAGATCGCATCCGAGCAGATGCAACACGAACTCAGCCTGGATTAGAAGGCACCTATGTTATGTGTGAGGTGTTAAATGCAGATCATACTCCTCACGAAACAAATACAAGAAATTGTAGAGATCGAATAACTATTGAAAATGAATGGTGGTTTGGTTTTGAACAAGAGTATTTTATGTATAAGGATGGACGACCTTTAGGATGGCCTGAGAAGGGTTCACCTCGATCACAAGGTGATTACTATTGTGGTGTTGGTGAGAGTAACGTAGTGGGTCGTGAGATTGTAGATCGTCATACAGAGGCTTGTATGAATGCTGAGATAGGTATTACGGGAACTAATGCAGAAGTGGCGTTAGGTCAGTGGGAGTTTCAAGTATTAGGCAAAGGTATTAAGGCAGGTGATGACTTGTGGATGGCTCGATACATTCTGATTAAGATTGCAGAGAAACATGGTGTGACAATTAACTTTGCACCAAAGCCACAGAAGGGTGATTGGAATGGTTCTGGGATGCATACTAATTTTTCAAATAATAGGATGCGAGGTGCAGGTAGTGAGTTACTAATGGATCATATGTGTGAGAAGTTAGGAAAGTCCCATAAGAAAGCTATTACAGAATACGGTTCAGATAATGCAAAGAGATTAACTGGTAAACATGAAACTCAATCTATTAAGAAATTTAGCTATGGGGTTAGTGATAGGGGCGCTAGTATTCGTATTCCTATCTATACAGTAGATAATAATTGGTGTGGTTATTTAGAAGATAGACGACCAGCAGCCAATGCAGATCCATATCGAGTAATGAGGCATATTGTTGAGACCTTAACATGAAGGTTACTGTGATTGATAGTATGGGATCTGATTTGTCCGTAGTTAATGCGGCAAGAGTATCTTTTGGTAAGACTCACAAAAAATTAACAGATGGTGATAAGAAACTCATAAAGTATTTGGCTAAACATGGCCATTGGACTCCATTTGGTCATGCCAGTATTACTTATCATGTAGAAGCACCTATTTTTGTTGCACGACAATTAGTGAAACATCAAGTAGGATTAGTATGGAATGAAATAAGTCGCCGATACGTTGAAAGTATACCGGAGTATTGGACACCAGATGAGTGGAGAAGTAAACCAGTAGATAAGAAACAAGGGTCTGGTGATGATACAATATTATGGTTAAATCGTAATATGCGAGTAGGTTCAGCAGTAAATAAAGTTTGTGACCTTGCAGTAGAAACTTATAAACAAATGATAGATAGTGGTATTGCACCAGAACAGGCAAGAATGATACTACCACAGAATGTATATACAGAATGGTATTGGAGCGGTTCTTTATATGCATTTGCTAGAGTGTGTAACCTTAGATGTCAGGAAGATGCACAAAAAGAAACACAAGATATATGTTGGCAAATAGATGAGATGGCGAGATTTATTTTTCCCACAGCATGGTCAGCATTACGGGATGTGGAGGGTTAGAATGTTCAAAAGACATAAATACTCTTTACAAGGGAATATATTAATAAGATTTTCCCGGCCAATTGCCCCTAGTTTCTGGGAATTGGATTAATGTTCTACAAACCCACCTTCTATTGATAAAGTGTATGTAGAGTATTTACTTGTAAACGAATTGCGGTTTATGCTTGACAATTAGTTTATAATGTTATATAATGTAAATATGTTTCTAAACATAGAAAGGAGGAAACAAGATGGCGGAAGGCGTCGGAATAGTAACACGAATTAAGGGTTGGATAGGACAGGTAGTAGAAGTTGCCTGGGCACTGTTAGCTCTAGGTATCGTGCTTCAGGTTCTATTTGGACCTAATGTAATGTTCCTACCTGTTGATGTTATTGGTAACATCACAGGGCTAGTGGTATCACTAGGAGGTGCTGGACTTGCGGGTCTAATCACCGTTGGAATTATCTATTGGATCTTTACGGACAACAGTCCTCGAAGCTAGTAGGTTTTTGGAATGAGGGGAGGTACCCCCTCCCCGTTTCCATTATAAATAGATGTGTATATGATGTTTTTTTGAAATACGACTAATACAAATAATACGACTAATATAGGAGATACGATTATGAGTTTTGCACAACTCAAGAAAAGCTCTGGTAAGTTTGACCAGTTGCAGACGGAGCTTGAAAAAATAAACAAACCTGCGACTTCATCCTTCAGTGATGATCGGTTCTGGAAACCAGAACTAGATAAATCTGGTAACGGTTATGCAGTTATTAGATTCCTACCCCAACCAGAAAATGAATCACTACCGTGGGTCCGTATGTGGAACCATGCGTTCAGTGGTCCAGGTGGTTGGTACATCGAAAATAGTTTAACGACTATTGGTAAGACTGATCCTGTTTCAGAGTACAATACTGAACTATGGAATAGTGGTCATGAATCTGATAAGGAAACTGCTCGTAAGCAGAAACGGATTCTTAAATACTATGCAAACATTTATGTTGTGAGTGATCCGAAACATCCTGAGCATGAAGGACAGGTTAAGTTGTTCAAGTTTGGTAAGAAAATCTTTGATAAGATTACCGAAGCTATGAACCCAGCGTTCGATGATGAAACTCCCTTGAACCCATTTGACCTGTGGAAAGGTGCTGATTTTAAATTAAAGATTCGCAAGGTTGATGGGTTTTGGAACTATGACAAATCAGAGTTTGCTACACCTAAGGCACTTCTTGATGATGATGATGCACTTGAAAAGATTTGGAAGTCTGAATATAGCCTAGAGGCTTTTTCTGCATCAGATCAATTCAAGGATTATAATGAGTTGAAGGATAAGCTCAATAAAGTTCTTACGGGAACCGGTGCAGGTAAAACTACAGCTGAAGTCTATACGATGAAATCTGTAGGAACATCTACACCAGTGACAGATGAAATTCCTGCAAAGGAAGATGATTCTGATAGTGATGAAACACTTTCATATTTTGCTAAATTAGCTGACGAAGATTAATCACATTTTAGTATATTGTCAGAGAGGACCTTCGGGTCCTCTTTTTTTTAGATAAATAGTAATATGAAAATACGACTGATAGCAACACTTATTGTATCACTATTGTTTGTCATACCTGCTTATGGATTTACTTCAGAAAATTTGTATGAGGACGTTTCAGATGATACGGCTAGTTTTGGACCAAACAAATATTCTATTGATGATCTTCATAGTTATCATAGAACATTAGAAGAAGTAAGGGATGCTACAGTTTTAGTATCAATGGATACTGGTTTTGGTTCAGGCATTGTTATTACTCCAGAAGGATTAATATTAACTAATTATCATATCATACATGGAGCAAAAACTAAAGATGTAAAGATTTGGTTTTATGCTGCAGATGAATTAGGTTACTATACAGTAGACCTAGTAGGTATAGATCCTTTTGCTGATCTAGCGTTGTTGCAGATTAATAATATACCAGAACATAGATTACCATTAACATATTTGCTATTACAAACTGATGGGAATGCATTAGAATTAGCACAAGAGGTTTGGGCTATAGGTCATCCTTTAGGTATGCAATGGACAGTAACTAGGGGAGTGATTAATAGTTATGAACGATCAAGTTTTATTACAGCTTACGTTAGACTAATACAACACACATCACTTATACAGAAAGGAAATTCTGGAGGACCTCTAGTAGATAAAGATGGTAGAGTAGTTGGGGTTAATACTTATGTTACTAAACCAGATGAATCACTTGGGTTTGGTTATGCTACTAGATCAGATGATGTATTTTTCGTAGTACAAAATTTGATTGATCATGGTGTAGTGTTGCGTCCGGCTATGGGCATACAAACAACTAACTTAAATGAGTTTTCAGTTAAAGCTGTAAATGAACGATATGGAGCGAATAAAGTTCCTTCTGGAATTTATGGTGTAATCATCTACAATTTGATTAACCCAGAAACTGGAGAAGTTCAGAGTGAATGGGCAATAAATCAGGGATTAAAGGAACTTGATGTGCTTGTTGCTTTTAATGAACATATTATAAGACATAATACTGATTTACATAATGCTATACGAGAGCATAAGCCTGGTGATATAGTGCGTCTGATGTTAATTCGTCAAGGACAATTCATGTTTTTGGATTATGAATTAACCTCTTTAGATTTTGATTCTTACATAGAATATTATGATAAACGTAACACTGATTTAAAAGAAGAAAAGCCTGCACCTGCACCTGAAGAAGAAAAGGAAGATAAGCCTGTGGTAACTCCTGCACCTGAGGATTCTACTCCGGTGCAACCACAAGCTATACCACCTGTAGAGGAAGAAGAAGTAGATCCTAATATTAGTAAGCCCTAGTGGCTTTAGTATGAGGATCTGTTGCACCAATAGGCATTGAAACACTGACAGCAGATGCATTAGATGTCATCGGTGCAACTATACTATTTACTGTTGTACTAGTGTT